GCCATCGATGGTGAAGAGATCGAAGATGATTATGAAGAAGACGAGGAATAAGTGAATTGGTACGATCGAGTTTCTAAGGACATAAGTAACATTCCAGATGCTGTGGCATATTATGAGACTGAGTTGCAAGAAGCCAAATTAGATGCCCGCATAGCGGGAAACATCGAACGTACATCTGCAGCCATGCCTGGCATAGTAGAGAATCGATTTAACCAATTGCAGGAAATCGAAGCTATCTTAGAGTACCTAAATATAGAACTAAGACGGCTGCGAAGCCAACACTTCCGCAAGTATCTAGAAAACTATCAACGTGCGTTATCTTCTAGGGACTGTGAAAAATTCGTAGAGGGCGAGGCGGATGTTGTAGACTTTGAAAAGATCATCAACGATTTTGCTCTTCTACGCAACAAATGGCTAGGCATCATCAAAGCCCTAGATCAAAAACAATGGCATCTCAGCAACATCGTTAAACTTCGTGTAGCAGGATTAGAAGACGCCACTCTTTAATTCAATGAATAATATGTGCAGATAAATATCTGCATGAAAAAAATCGTATTGGTCACCGGAGGATTCGATCCTCTTCATTCCGGGCACATTTCTTATTTCAATCGAGCTAAAGAACTAGGTGATATCTTAGTAGTCGGCATCAATTCTGATGCATGGTTGACTAGAAAAAAAGGAAAACCATTTTTACCTAGACATGAAAGAAGTCGTATAATACAATCCTTAAAAATGGTAGATTTTGTCATCGATTTCAACGATGAAGACGGCAGCGCAAAACATGCTATTAAGATGGTCAGGCAAAGCTATCCGCAAGATCAAATCATATTCGCCAACGGTGGTGACCGCACAGACAAAAACATTCCAGAAATGGATGTACAAGATGACAATCTAAAGTTTGTGTTTGGGATTGGCGGTTTCGACAAACAAAATTCTAGCTCTTGGATATTAGAAGAGTGGAAATCACCTAAAACTGAAAGACCATGGGGCTATTATCGTGTGCTACACGAAAATGGCAGAGAAACCAAACTCAAAGAATTAACGGTGATGCCTGGCAAATGTTTATCTATGCAGAAACATAAGCACAGAGCCGAGCATTGGTTCGTCTCTGAAGGAACCGCTACCGTCTACACCATAAATCAAAAAACCGACGCAGAAATCTGGGGAGTTTTCACCAAGCATCAACACGTACATATAGGTGTCGGTCATTGGCATCAATTGTGTAATGAAGGTGAACAGCAGCTAAAAATTATAGAAATACAATACGGCGATAAGTGCGTTGAAGAGGACATCGAAAGACGATGAAAATATTTGTTGGCTATGATATCCGAGAAGATATAGCGTATCAAGTCTGTGAATACAGCATACGCAAACATCAGCCTAAAGTTGAGGTAATTGCATTAAGACAACGAGAGCTACGAGAAGGTGGTATTTATACCAGAGATATAGATCCGTTAAGTTCTACAGAATTTACATTTACTAGATTTTTGGTCCCCTATCTCTCAGATTATCGAGGTTGGGCTGTGTTCGTAGATTGCGATATAGTATTTTTAGATGACGCAAAAAATCTATTCAATCAAGCAGATGATCGATATGCAGTACAGGTAGTTAAACACGATTATACCCCCAAAGAAGGTGTTAAGATGGATGGATGTCGGCAATTACCTTATCCTAGAAAAAACTGGAGTTCTGTTATTCTATGGAACTGCGGTCATCCTTCGAACAGACAGATCACGCCAGATGTGGTAAACTCACAGACCGGACAATATCTCCATAGATTCCAGTGGCTCCTAGATGACGAGATAGGAGAACTCGATCCGGAATGGAATTGGCTAGTAGGCTGGTATGAGGAACCTCGAGACGGTGCCCCCAAAGCTCTACACTACACAGAAGGCGGTCCTTGGTTCTCTGAATACAGGCGCTGCGATTATCATAAAGTTTGGAAAAAATATCTCAAAGAAATGTTGAAATGATTTTTCTCAGCAAAGACGGCAAAGACGAATATGTCAATATGTTTGCAGCAGGCTGTAAAACTCAACCTACATCTACTGATGATTTTATCTATGAGGTCTCAAAGGAACCTATCGTATTGAGAGGAATACTCAAACACAAAATAATGAAACGATGCTGGAAAGATGGCAGAGATTTCTATTACATAGACACTGGTTATTTTGGTAACGAGAGAACAGCCACTAACCCCAATGGCTGGAAATATTGGCACAGGATAGTTAAAAATGATCTACAACACAGTGCATTGACTTATAGGCCCGATGATAGATTCAAATTGTTTAACAAAAAAATTCGTCCCTGGAAAAAGAATGGAAGGAAAATACTGGTGGCCAAACCGGACGAAAAACCCTGCAAATTTTATGGTATAGATCTTGATAGCTGGTTAGAAAATACAGTGGCTGAAATTAAAGACCACACCGATAGACCGGTCGTCGTAAGAGAAAGAGCACCTAAGAGAATAGATAGAATTAAAACAGATACGTTACAACAAGCATTAGACGACGATGTTTTTGCGTTGGTAACTTTTAATAGTGTCGCCGCTGTAGAAAGTGCGTTCCACGGAATTCCAACGTTTACCATGGCTCCTAATGCTGCTGATCCTATGAGTTTGAAAGATTTAAGCAAGATTGAAGATCCATTTTATCCTTCTGAAGAAGAAAGATATGCGTGGGCATGCCATCTCGCCTACGGTCAGTTCCATATCAACGAATTAAAGAACGGAAAAGCTATGGAGATGTTGCTGCATGGATGAACAAACTTGGGAAGACGTCTTAAGAGGAACCATTCCCGGAGTTCCTCCTGCTGTTTTTAGAGGAATCGCAGAAAGAAAAGGTATTCATGAATGCATTCGCGAAGGCAAAGATTTTTATTATATGGATACCGGATATTTTGGCAATTTTAAAAGCGAAGGGAATCCCAGCGGCAGAAAACTTTATCACAGAATTGTTAAGAATGAATTACAAAAAACCACAATCGAAAATAAACCAGACGACAGATGGCAGGCTTTGGTCAAAGGCGATAAAAGATTACAATGGAAAGGATGGAAGAAAGGCGGAGACAAAATACTATTAGTTCTCAGTAACCAAAAATCTTGTCATTACTTCGGTTATGATTTACAACAATGGTGGGATAGCACCGTAGAAACTATAAAAAAACATACGAATATGCCTATCATCGTTAGGCACAAAGGAGCAAGATCCGCAAGACATAGTAACAGCATATACGACATTCTAGATACCGGAATTTATGCCACTGTAACATTTAACAGCATCGCAGCTATGGAATCGATCGCGTACGGGATACCTGCATTCGTCACGGTACCTTGTGCGGCATTACCGTTGGCGTCTACTGACTTTTCTAAAATAAATTCTGCGTATTATCCTGATGATAACTTAGTGCATAAACACTGCTGTAATCTAGCTTATGGTCAATTTACCGCAGAAGAAATAGCTGACGGAACAGCCTGGAAATTATTGAATATATGAAATTGGTACTCAACGACAAAGAAATAATCTTTTATCTAGCATCATTGATAGACTATAGTTCGTATGTAAAAGATCTAGAAATAGACGAGAGAGAAATAGCAGAAGCGATTCATTGGTCTCTAGAACGCAAAGATAAGCTACACAAATTCCGTGAAAAAATCAAAGATCGGATCTACACTTCGGTCAAAAGTAGTTTACAAAATCATATCGATTCAGTGAATTCTGTCATAGAATATAGAAGAAAATATTTTATCGAAATGTTCAAAAACAATCTAGAATATGTACTAGAAAAGCTAGGAGAAGATCGAGTCCTAAACGCTTACCTCGAAAGCCAGTTCCAAGGTTTTTGCAAAACTCCCGGTCTAATGATAGATCCTGATGCTCAGCCTATAAGAAGAAAAAACTATTGCTCGGTTGAAGAGAACTGTATCATAAGAAACACTGTCGGGAATGAAAAGATATTAACTACGAAAATCGATAAAAAATTACCTTTTTGGTTCATCGATAGTGGTTACACTAATTTTCTAGAATTAAACAAAAAATGGCACAGGTTAGTCAGTAATCATATCCACATTTCAAGCATAATTGAACCTCCCGCAGACCGGCTAGGCAACTTTCAATCATTTCCCCGACCTTGGAGAGAATCCGGAGATAAGATCCTGATCGTCGAGCCCGGTGAATTTTCTGCGGCGATTTTTCACGTAGATCCAAAATCGTGGAGATATAAGATAGAAGAAGAATTACGCAGATACACAGATAAAAAGATAATTTTCAGAGAAAAATCTCCAAAGAAAAAAAGAACACCTCTATATCGACATCTTTTAGACGAAGATTATCATTGTCTAGTCAATATCAATTCTAACGCAGCCACCGAAGCTGTCTGGGCTGGCATACCCGTTATTACGTTAGATCGACACGTGACTAATCCGGTGTCTAAAAACAGATTATCAGATGTCAACGACCTTTATCGAGGCTCGATAGCCAGTTGGTTATGTGCTGTGAGTTACAGCCAATTTACCTATGAAGAATTACTCGATGGAACGGCCGTAAAATTGCTGAGGCGGTACCACGATGCCTAACTTTACAGCAGTAGCCTATTACAAGGGCATTCCTCCAAACAACAACAATCCGGAAAAGCCGGCCATCTTAGATAACTTCTGTCACGGTGTTAGATCGGTCGGAGATATAGCCGTCGCTCATCAAGGCATGGATGCGATTTCCTGCGATGTTGCCTTGATACAAGGATTCGTGCATGAACACGGTAAACAGGCACCTCATCTACAACTGCGACAAAACGCCATAGCACTGCAAAAGAAAAATGGGAAACGCAGTTTGATAGTTGATAGCAATTTGTTTTTATATGCAGATAAAGGTAATACAAAAACTTATCTAAGATATAGTTTTGATGGCGTGTTCCCTACCACCGGATTCTATTTTGATCGAGAAGTAGATAAAACTAGATGGCAGAAAATCAGCAATGATTTAGGATTATATCTTAAACCTTGGAGACACGTTGGATCCTATATTTTAATCTGCCTACAGAGGAATGGCGGTTGGAGCATGGGCGGACTAGCAGTACAGCAATGGTTAGATAGCACTATAACCAAAATCAGATCGATATCTCAGCGACCTATCTTAGTCAGAACTCATCCGGGAGATAGAAAAGTTAAATCTTATCTCAAAATACATCACAGGCGTGTTTCTGTTAGTACTTCAGAGAGATCATTGCTACAAGATTTATCAGAGGCATGGGCTACTGTGGTGTATAATAGCAGTCCTGCAGTGGCCAGCATCATCGAAGGTGTTCCTGCATTTGTTACAGATCCGAATCCCTGTAACAGTCAAGCGTTCGGCGTGGCCAACACAGATTTATCTAGAATAGAAAATCCATCTATTATGGATAGGCAAGAATGGATAGAAAAATTAGCCATGTGTCATTGGAACTTTGAAGAACTTAGGTCTGGCGAGGCCTGGAATTTTTTTAAGAGGTATATATGAAATTGATGCATAACGGTTGGTATGTGCCAGATGATGACAAAAAAATTACCTTTGTTTTAGAGAACGACATCGACAAAACCAATCCATCTTACGAAGGAAAGTTTAGAAATCAAATTCTAGAACATTTGCCTAATAAACGAACATTCGTAGATGTTGGTGCGAACGTAGGAATCTGGAGCTACCCCCTGATAGGAAAATTCGATAGAATAATCGGGTACGAACCATCTAAGCAAAATATCGAATGTCTAAAAGCCAATGTCGGTGACGCTGTTGATATAAGAACCAAGGCAGTGGCTAATTTCGAAGGAGAAGCTGATTTCCATCAGGCGGGAAAAAACTGCGGAGATGGTAAATTATGCAGACCGGGGGTAGGATCCTCATATCAGGTTCCAGTCGTAACCTTAGATAATGAAAATTTAACAGACGTAGATCTTATTAAAATAGATGTGCAAGGCTGGGAACTGGAAGTGTTGCAGGGTGGTCTAAAAATCTTAAATCAACAAAGACCGTGGGTCGCATTCGAAGTTAATGAAGATATCGATATCTGCTGTGAATTGATGGAAAGCCTTGAATACGAAACGATCTTTGCCAAGACCAAAAGACTATTCATCTGGGCACCGAAATCCGGGCAAAATGCGCCTGCAGACAAGAATCAATTTGGTAGATATCTAGGTCCTGGACCCTATGCCGATAGATTCGGAAAATAACTTTCAAGTAACTCCTGATGATAATTCGTGTAACTTAAACAGCCGTACTTGTCGTCGCCTATGCACAGAAATTTATCATAGCCAGTATGCCTCTGTCCTATGGATCTTGAGATCTTCCCGTTTACTCCGGCCTGCTGTCTTTCTCCCGCCCTTGAGATGATCTAACCATGCGCCCCAGTCGCTGTTTATCAAAGGATGTCCCTCGCCTGTGCTCATTCCGGGCCGAGGCCGTATATCATGTAGATGTGCGGCCCAATCTAGTTGTCTCATCTGAGGAAATTTACGCCTAACAGCATCAAATACGAAACTATCGTGCCATTCGTCTAAGGTAAAAATACCGTTTTCTGCTTCGTCGTAGAATCTCTGGAATTCTCTGAGGAAATCTCGTACATTTTGTGATCGTAAATTCATCGAATAGAGTCCACATTCCGAGTATTTGCCTTTCCTACCAAGATAACAAAGTTCGCTATCATCTCGAATCATACGACCGATATCTGCCACGGTGATGGGGCTATGACACACGGTGTCTGCATCCATCCATATCAATATATCTGCATTCGTCGTTCTCGCGCAGTCAAAAATAGCATAGACTTTATGCGCGAATCTCACTGCATGCCATTTAAATCCTTTTCCTGCATCTTTCCTGCGACTTCTCACAGGATCTGCAGTAACATCCCCGTTAGCCTTGGGTACATTTTTCCATCTTTCTTTAAAAGTCTTCAACTCTCGCACAGAATCGAGGTCTGTAAATACCACACGATCGTGATCTTTGATCTTAGGATTACATTTTTCTGGATAGACATAAAGAATAACGTCTTTGGGCCAATTATCAGAGAACGTATCTATCATTCGCTGACCGTATTCCCGCAGGCCCTGTTCGTGAAAAGTGGTTACCACTGCATATTTCATTTTTTTGGTGTCCAAATTTGATAACTGGCATTTATCTCCGTGATTTCATAACCGAGTTTGCCAAAAAACTGCCCGTACTTAGGAACGAGAAACTCACCGTGATTGATATATACCGCACATCTAAACCTGCTGATAGCATTTTCGATTTCTGAAATTTGATTTATGTGTTTATAGTCTACAAAAACGAAATCTATATTAGGAATCAGCGATATTTCTCTGAAATCCTGCCTATGTATGAGATTTCTTTTCTTAGGTAACACATCATCTATGATCAAAGAAAACACATTAGCAAATAAACCGCAGAAATCTTCTAGATAACCAAACTCGTTGCCTATCAGTATACAATTTTCTGGATATTTTTTGATTTTCCGTAGTCTCTTGACAAATTTAGACATAACTAACTATATATTCTATTTTCTTTCTCAACATGAAATTTAAACTTTACAGAGAGTTCGGGGCTCTGAACAGCCCAGAGGTTTTTTCTGCCTTAGAAAAAGGTTTAAAATCGTGTGGTCACGAGATAGTCTCAGAAAATGAGGATATTCCAGTTATTTGGTCGGTTCTATGGAAAGGCAGGATGCTGGCAAATAAAGAAATCTATCATCGAGCTAAAAACTCCGGTAAAAAAGTTTTGATCATAGAGGTAGGAAATCTAGTTCGAGGTAAAACCTGGAGGATCTGTCTCGATAATATCAATAATCGAGGTTTTTTCGGTAATGAAATTGACGTAGATCAGAATAGACCGAACGTTCTCGGAGTTTGTCTTAGAGATCTACAAAAAAATAGGAGGCCAGAAATTTTGATCTGTTCTCAACTGCCCGAAAGCCTACAATGGGAAGGTATGCTTTCCATGGATCAATGGATCAACGAGACCGTTAGAAAAATAAAATCTCATTGTGATAGAAAAATCGTAGTGAGACCCCATCCTCGATCGTTTTTTGAAAATAATTTCAAAGACGTACGAGTAGAAATACCGAAAAAAATTCCTAATACCTATGACGATTTTGACATTGACTATAATTTCTATTGCGTAGTCAATCATAACAGCGGTCCCAGCGTACAGGCAGCGATTTTTGGCACACCTGTGATCTGCGATCAGTCGAGTTTAGCTTGGCCGGTCAGCGATCGATACGAAAACATAGAAAATATTTCTCTGCCGGACCGAGAAAAATGGTTCGTAGAGCTGTGCCATACCGAATGGACCGTCGAAGAAATTTCTAAAGGCCTTCCTGTCCAAAGAATCTTTGAAAAAAAGTCTTGATTTTTGATCTTCGCGACCGTATAATAGTAAAATGACCCAAGAGATTTATTTCGAAGATCTTTTCGTTAAGCTGTCAATATTCGTATTCAATCACAGATCTTTGATAGATCACAAAGATCTTTCTGCTATCACGAGTTTTTATGATTTGTTGACTGAAGATAAATCTCCTACGAAATCACAGGCCGATTTCATAGTGAGGCTCTTGAAAAAATACAAAATTTTAGCCAGGTCTAATGGTCTTGATTATCAACATGAACTAGACAATGCCGTATGGAAAAAGGATTTTAGGATCCTAGACTTATCCAAACGGGTTTTTATAGAAAATGACCCGCAGAAAGGCCCGATCGTATGTTTAAAATTTCCGTATGCGTTTAAAAAGATCTATGAAACTGATTTTTTAGTCTCTATCCGAGATCATAGGTTAAATTTTTGGGACCACGACAAAAAGGTCAATCGCATTCCTGCTTCAAAAGTCAACATAGTTAGTTTGCATGAATTTCTTAAGACGAACAATTTTGAGATAGACGAATCATTCGTGTCATTGACGATGGCAGCTGAGGAAATATGGCAGCAATC